ACGCAGGGGGCTGCGGCGTCTACAGATGCATTGGGAACTGTTCCTGCATTTACGCAAATGCTTATTGGTTCTTACGCTGGGGTCGATTCAATCAACGGCCACATACGACGCATTATGTACTACAACACCCGGCTCACTAACGCTCAACTGCAGGCATTGACATCATGATCGACTACTACCTCAAGTTCGCAGACGAGGCCGAGGCACAGTCGGCGCTGTATTTGTCAAACCGACCTCTATATCGCAACATCGACACGCTGGGCATCATCTACAACATGGCCGACCCCGAGAACCCGGTGCCCGAGCCGGGTTGGCATGTCAACGTGCGTGTTGTCGATGAGGACGGCACGCCACTTGAACCGTTCCAAGTTTTTCCAACCACCCCACGCAGAGTTTGGGCATGACAAGACGCCGATTTATCCAAAGCAAAGAGCCACCCTACAACCTCATCGAAGTGACGCAGGACTATGAGCCTGACCGCCGCGTTGGGGATGCCTCATTGTGGGGAGATCGCCACTATGACGGGATGCGTGCCACCGATGGCACCGACATCAGCAGCAGAAGCAAGCAGCGCGAGTACATGAAGATGAACAATCTGACGACCGCTGATGACTTCAAAGAAACTTGGGCGCAAGCAAAAGAGGCACGCGAGCGTTACTACACGCAGGGCGGGTCATTCAACAGGCGCGACATTGAGCGTGCGATTCATCAACTTCAAAATAAACGATAAGTCATGAGCGAACCCACGACCCTGCGCGATGCCATCGAGGCCGCGTTTGAAGAACCGCCGCAGGATGCCATTCAGGCGGCTCCAGAGGCATCCGCGCCAGAGCCACAGGCATCTGAACCTGCCGCGCCTGCGGAAGCGTCTGCGGAGCCTTCTGACGCGCCTGAGCAGCAAGACCTGAATGCGCTGGCCGAAGAGGAAGGCCAGCCACGCGATGATGACGGCAAGTTTGCCAGTCGGATGCAACCCGGCCCCAAGCCGGGGCCGAAGCAACCCGCAGCAGACCGGGCACCGGCATCGTGGAAGCCGGATGTGCGCGAGCATTGGGGTCAGTTGCCTGAGCCTGTACGCGCCGAGATCGCTCGCCGCGAGGTCGAGCATGCGAGGTTCATGCAGGAGACTTCTGAGGCCAGAAAGACGGCCGATGCAGTTGCCCAAGTGGTGCAGCCCTACATGCACTTCATCAAGGCCGAAAACAGCAACCCGATTCAGGCTATCGACAACCTGATGTCAACGGCGGCGCGTCTGCGGACGGGGACTGCGGATGAGTTGGCGACGATGATGGCTGGCGTGGTGAACCAATTTGGCACCGGCAGGTTCGGCCCGAGGTTCATTGAGATGCTGGATTCGGCATTGGCAGGCCAGCAGCCGCGAGCGGCAGACCCGCAGACCAGCCAGATTGAGCAGTTGCTGAACCAGAAACTCGCACCCGTGCAGGGCATGCTGACGCAGTTCCAGCAGGCTCAGGCTCAGGCTCAATACAACGCGCAGGCGCAGGCTCAAAACGAGGTGGCTCAATTCCTGAGCCAAGCCGAGTTTGGCGAGGATGTCCGCGAGGACATGGCCGATCTGCTGGAGGCGTCTCAACGCCGGGGCCAGAACTTGACCTTACAGCAGGCTTACGAAAAGGCGACCTTCATGAATGACAGTGTTCGCAAGGTCATGCAGCAGCGTCAGGCCGCGCAAGGGGCGCAGGTTCAGACTCAGGCGGCACAACGGGCGCGGGCGGCGGCGGTCAGCGTGTCAGGCTCTGCCCCAGTTGGTGCGCTGCAACAACCGGCGACTGACATTCGGTCGGCCATTGAGGCGGCTATACAACAAACGTCACGGTGATGCTACAATCACACCACGGGTGGATTTTCGCCCGTGGTGTGCCAAGTACCAGCAGCCACCGCACGCTCTCAGGAGACACTGCAACGGTGTCCCACCTGTGAACAAAGATCGGACTGATCAGGGTTCATGAGGCGCATCTGAACTTGACTGGGCAATTTTGCTCGCACTCAATCTCAGATGGAGAGTTAGATCATGGCATTCGCCAATACCTCGGTCAGCGACATCATCGCTACCACGATTCAAAACCGTTCGCGCACCATCGCGGACAACGTGACCAAGAACAACGCCCTGCTTGCCCGCCTGAACCAGCGCGGCAATGTCAAGACCATCAGCGGCGGCAACGTCATTCTTGAAGAACTGTCGTTTGCCGAGAACGGCAACGCCGGTTTCTATTCGGGATATGACCTCCTGCCCATCGCGGCGCAGGATGTGATCTCGGCTGCTGAGTTCAACATCAAGCAGTTCGCTGTGCCCGTGGTCATGTCTGGTCTGGAGATGATCCAGAATAGCGGCAAGGAAGCCTTCATCGACCTGATGGAAGCCCGCCTGAATGTCGCTGAAGCCACCATGATGAACAAACTGGCTCAGTCGGTTTATTCGGATGGAACCGGCTCTGGCGGCAAGGAGGTCACCGGCCTGAACGCCGCTGTACCTTCAGCCAACACCACCGGCACCTATGGCGGCATCGACCGTGCTACTTGGTCTTTCTGGCGCTCGCAGAAGTATGACTTCAGCGACAACGTAGTCACCCCGTCGGCCAGCACGATTCAGGCTCCGATGAACACCCTCTGGGCCTCTTGCACCCGTGGCAATGACCGTCCTGACCTGATCGTTCTCGACACGATCTTCTGGGGTTTCTACATGGCTTCGCTTCAGGCGCAGCAGCGTTTCACTTCGCCTGAAACCGGCAACCTTGGTTTCCCCAGCCTGAAGTTCATGGACGCTGATGTGGTTCTGGACGGTGGTATCGGTGGCTACTGCCCCGCCTCTACTGGTTTCTTCCTGAACACGAAGTACCTGAAGTGGCGTCCGCATGCCCAGCGCAACATGGTGCCGTTGTCCCCGAATCGTCGGTACGCAATCAACCAAGATGCCGAGGTGCAAATCCTTGCTTGGGCGGGCAATCTGACGAGCAACGGCGCACAGTTCCAAGGCCGCATTCAGGCTTGATTGATCTCCTTGGTGGGCCTGTCGTGGGCAACCCTTACCCGATGGGTTGGGGTTGACCCACGCTCATCGGGTTTTTTTGCTAGGAGCAAAACATGGCAGCGAGTTACACGACCAACGGCGCGATTTCTGACGCGACCGCCAGTCAAGACACGGGCGCTCTTTCGACTGGCATTGGAGTCGGCCCCAACTACAACCATTCAGGCCCGTTTGCGGAGCAGTCTCTGACCGCAGCGGCTTTTGTCGCTGATCGGATTGGCGATGCAACTGATGGCACTGTGTACGCGCTTGGCAGCACTTATGGCGCGTCCAAGGGTGTTCGCTATCTTCAGGCCGCAGGCGCGGTTGCGGATGGCGCAGTGGTCACCGCAGGCTGGGTGAACCGATCTGGCCGCGCACTTGTGGCCGGTGATTACGTCTGGGCCGTAGCGGCCTAATAAAAAGAGAGAAACGACATGCAACCCACGACACCTACGATTTTTGAAGAACCGCATCCGATTGCTCGGCCTGACGAAAGCAGGTTCGCAGCGGATGACCGACTGTACGTCGAGTTCATGCGAGAGCCTGTGCTGCATCCGGGGCTTTCAAAAGAGGCTGGACGCGCAGTGTACGAAGAGCGCGACTTTGTTCGGGTTCATGTTCCCGGCGACAAGACCACTGTGGTCATTCAGCCGATGAACGAAATGAATCTGATTCGGTTCCGGTCGCGTTACGACAAGTGGAAATCTGGTCAGGCCGAAGCAGTGAGCGGCACGCCGCTGAGTGCTTTGCCTGCGATGACCCCCGCGAAGGTCGAAGAGTACAAGTTTTTCAAGATCGTCACGGTTGAGCAGTTGGCAGATGCCAACGATCAACTGGGTCAGAAGTTCATGTCGTTTCACTCTGACAAGCAAACAGCAAAGCGGTTCATTGAGGCGACCAAGGGCAATGCCCCGGTCGAGGCGATGAACGCTGAACTGCAAAAGCGTGATGCTGAGATTGAGAACCTCAAGACGATGGTTGAGGCGCTTCAGGCTCAATCGAAGTCGAGAAAGGTTGTTGCTCAGGCTGACGCCTGATAAGGGGCTGGGATGGCTTACCAGATCATCAATGAATCATCGTTGTCGGCCATTGTGCAAAACATGGCCGCGATGGTGGGCTATCCCGTTCCTGCTGACCCTGCCGGATCAACCGACCCGGCAGTGGTTCAGATGGTTCAGTCCGTCAACATGGGCGGCATCGAACTTCTGTCGATGTATGAATGGCAGGAGTTGATCAAGCCCTACAGCATGAGCATCGTTGCTGATTCTGTCGGGCAGACTGAAAAATCGTTTGCTCTGCCAGAAGATTTTTTCGACTGGATTGATCAGACTAACTGGAACGCAACGAACCAGTTGCCGTCGCTTGGGCCTGTCTCGCCGCAGATGTGGCAGCAGTTGCTTGTGCGTACCACGCTGCCCACACTGTCGTTTTATTGGCAGGTTCGTGACAGTCGCATTTATGTGCTGGCCCCGCCAAGCACCTCGCAGACGATGACGTTTTTCTATCTGTCGGCGGGCTGGGTGCGCGATCAAGATGACGCGACCCTGTACAAGAATCGCATGACCAAGAATGGTGATGTCTGCCTTCTTGATGCAACGATGATGACCCTGTTTGGCCGCGTGAAGTGGCTTGAGATGAAGGGTCTGGATAGCAGCGCGGCCATGCGTGATTTCCAAGTGCAGTTTGAGAATCGCAAACAAGCGGAGAAAGGCGCGACGGTGTTGTCGATGGTTCGGGACTTCAGGTTCCCGTACATCAACCCATTGACTAATACGCCGGACACTGGCTACGGAGGCATCTGATGCCGTTTGCTCGGATCGCGCCTTTCAAAACACCGCGTAAGGTTGCGGTGTCTCAGGTTGTGAAAATGCAGAACAACCCGCCTCCAACTGGAGGCTTGAACCTGCGCGATCCAATCAGCAACATGGCACCGAATGATGCTGTGGTGCTGAATAACTTCCTGCCACGGCAGCAGGGCGTTGAGATTCGCAAGGGCTGGAGGTACTTTAGCAGCGCGATTGCAGGCAACCCTGAAATCAAATCAGTCTTTGGATACAACGCCGCGATCCCGGCGAACAACAAGATTTTTGCTGCTGCTAACGGCAACATCTACGATGTGACCAGCGGCACACCAACGGTCGCTGTGTCTGCCACTGGAAGCACAAACAATCAGTGGTGGACTTGCCAATATGTCACCGCTGCTGGTGTGTTCTTGCTGGCTGTTTCACCCGGTGCTGGATATTGGACGTATGACTCGGCGGGCGGCTGGGTGAACCGCACTGCGGCAACTGTTGGCCTGCCAACTAATGTCCGCACGGTAATGGCTTGGAAGCGTCGAGTGTGGTTCACGGTTACGGACAGTTCAACCGTGTATTACATGCGCGATGTTGATCACATTCAGGGGCAAGCCGATCCATTCCCGATGGGTTCAACAATGAACAACGGAGGGTATGTCTCTGCGTTGATCAACTGGACTGTTGATGCAGGAACGAGCATCGACGATCACCTTGTGGTCATTGGCACTGAAGGTGACTTGTCAATTTGGAAGGGTTACGACCCGACTTCTGCTACCACGTTTGAACTGACTGGTGTTTGGTACATCGGTCAGGTTCCGCGCTACGGAACATATTTCACCGCGTTCGGCGGTGATGTGATGATCCTGAGCGTGCAGGGTCTTGTGCCACTGTCAAAGGTCATCAATGGTCAGTGGGATGAGGCTGCGCTACAGAGTGCGCCTGCATCGAAGATTCAGACCACGCTGCGCCCGCTGGTCAATGAGTACAAGAACTCTGAATCGTGGGATGTGTTCTTGCTGGCATCAGAGAGCCTGCTGATTATCAAGTTGCCCGCTGATGTCTATGGCGAGTTCATTCAATTTGCAATGAACACCACCACAGGCGCGTGGTGTACGTTGAGCAACGTGCCAATGAACTGCGCGACGTTGCTTGATGGAAGTCTTTACTTTGGTCTGACGAGTGGGCGCGTGGCGCGTGGTTTCTTGGGCGACAAGGATGGCGCTGCAAGCGACGGAACAGGCGGCGACACGATTGAATGTAACTCTCAGCAGGCGTTCAACGCATACGGCACGCCAGCCAATCTGAAGAAGTTTCAGATGGCGCGTCCGATCTTCATCGCCACAAACGCGCCGTCTGTGTTGGTTCAGATGAACACTCAGTACGGTCTTGAAGTGGTTGCAGGATCGCCATCGTTTGCGGCCATTACTGGCGCAACGTGGAACGGCAGCAACTGGAACACAGCGTACTGGGCTGGCAGCACCAACACCTATCAGGCGTGGGTCGGCATCAACGGTCTTGGGTATTACGGGTCGCTGAACATGAAGGTGCGCGGCTCTCCCGGCACGCTCTATACATCGTCGCATGTGATGTATGAACCGGGCGGGGTGATGTAATGATGATCGTCGCTCGCAGCGTTGAGGACAAGAAAGTCGCGAGCGACATCCTGCTGCGCGAGATCGGCGTGCAGCCATGCGCTGACATGAAGGCGATCTTCTGGATCAGCGATGTGACGGGCAAGATTGAATGGCTGGTTGGCTACACCGGGTTCGTTGGCAAGGTGTGCCAGATGCACATGGTCAGTTTTGACACGCACTGGTCGCCGCGGCCAATGCTGTTCGCGTGTTTTGATTACCCGTTCAATCAGTTGGGTTTGAGCAGCGTGCTGGGCATTGTGAACAGCACAAACGAAAAGGCTCTCCGATATGACAAGCACCTTGGATTCAAGGAGGTGCTGCGGATGCCGGGATGTCACGATGACGGTGGTGACATCGTTGTGATGAAGATGGACAAGGATGAGTGTCGCTGGATCAAGGAGCGCAAGAATGAAGCAAGAATGGTCGCGTAGGGAACTGTACGCACACGGTGAGCCGTTTGGCGAGTGCGCGACCCGGCGCAAGGTCACGGGTGGCTATGTCTGCGGTGGAGGCGGCAAAGGTTCGCCCCCGCCGCCTGATTACCTTGGGGCAGCGCAGCAGCAGGCTCAAGCGTCCAAGGAAGTCACCAACATCCAGAATTTTGCGAATCGTCCGAATCAGACGAACCCGTGGGGATCGACGACTTGGAATACTGAGAAGGCGATTGACCCTGCGACCGGGCAAGAGGTCACGAAGTGGAGCCAGAACACTGCGCTGAATCCGCAGTTGCAGCAGGCTCTGGATTCGCAGATTGGGATTCAGAACCAGCGCAGCGGGCTAGCGGGCAGTTTCATGGATCGTGTTCGCAGCGAATACGGCCAGCCGTTTGACTACAGCAACGCGCCCGCGTTTTCGTTTGCGTCTGCGCCACAGAACATGACCACCTCTGTCGCCACGCAGGGCTTGCAGCGCGGTTTGAACATGGGCGACAACCCGTCGATGCCGCAGTTTGACTCCAACTACCGTGACACGGTTGCGCGTTCGCTGATGGAGCGGATG